CCACGGGTGCCACTGGCCCCCAGGGGCCCATAGGCCCCACGGGTGCCACCGGCCCCGCCGGGGCCAACGGTTTCATCGCCGAACCCGTGGGCGCGGGCACGTTCGGGCGGACCTCGGCGGCGGCGTGGCAACGCAGCGTGGCGTTGTCGGGCGATAACATGACCGGCCCGCTCACCGTGGCGAACATGGTGTCGATTAACTCGGCAACGACCTACGCGCAGTTGGTCATGTCCAAGGCTCCGGGGGCCACCGCCAACCAGATACTTGGCTACACCGGCAACTCGGTACGTTGGGCCCTCCATTTGGGCGATACCACCGCCGAGAGTGGGGCCAGCACCGGGTCGGATTTCTCCCTGTTTCGTTACGACAACGCGGGGACTTCCATAGGCCGGTCTTTCAGCGTCTCCCGCGCCAACAACTCGATGACCGTCGACGGGCTTCTCAACTGCGTGGGGCAACTCTGGTCCAACGCCGGGCGCGTTATCAGTTGCAACGGCGGCTACCCCACCGTCACCGTCTACGACACCGTGGGGGCCGTCGCGAGCGGCATGTGGGTGGAGCCGAGCGGCGTGCTCTACTTTGGCGACATGGACGGCTCGGGCAACGCGGTGACGGGCCGGTTCTACGTGGACCGCTCCAGCAACCTCGTCGCCAACGCGGGTGTTTTCGGGACGTGGCTCCAGTCATCCGGCGGGGCCAGCATCGCCGGTCGTGCCACCGTCAACGAGATCATGAATACCTCGGGCGTCTTCCGCGTCGCCAACAACGACGCCTACTACATGCAGCGATCCGCTGGAGACGGTTTCTGGTACTGGGTCGAGAACAACTGGACCACGATGTATCTGAGGCCCGATGGGTGGCTCTACCCATCGGGCGGCGTCGCGCCCATGGCGGGCCAGATGGCGTTCGGCAACGCTGGCAGTGGCCGCATCATGCAGATGGCCCCAAGCTGGTACTGGGACTGGAACATCAACGACGGGACTATAGCTTGGCAGACGCCCAGCGGTTCTTCCCTGGTAATTGGTGGCGACCGCAACGTGATTTGTCAGGCCGGTCTTTTCGTGAACGGCTCCGCGATTGTTTGTCAGACCAACTGCATCGGCATCACCTACCAGTCCGGAGCATACGCCACCGCCTCCTCGTTCCTGTTCGGTTGGAGTAATGTCGTCGGCAGTCTCGCCACGGTCAGTGTCAACAACGGCGGCGCGGTCTACGCGATGGCGAACGCGTCCGACGCGCGGCTCAAGCACAATATCGGGGCATCGGACTTCGACTGCCTGGATGCGGTGTCGAAGCTCTCGCTGGTCGAGTTCGACTGGCTCCAGGTGGACGACCCATGGCGACTCAGGCAAGCCCGCGCCACGCCGAGGACCAGTGCGATCAGCCGCCACAGGGTGCGCGCGGGCCTGATCGCCCAGGAAGTAGCGAAGGTTCTCCCCGAGGCCGTCCACGCCGGGGACGATTTCGATGACCATCTGGGTCGCGTCTGGGGCCTCGACAGCAACGTCATGGATGCCATGCTGATCGGTGCGATCCAGCAACTCGTCGCGCGAAACACCGAACTGGCCGCGCGTATAACGCAACTTGAAAGAAGGAAACACTGACATGGCCGCGATAGTAATCCCGAACAACACCAGCTTCGGCGGTATGACCAACCAGACTATTTCCAGGCTGTTGCAGGTCAACACGGCCATGGAACGTCTTAAAGACGCCCTGGCGACGGCGTCGTCGGGTTACACGGGCGTGGCGGGCACCCAGTATGAGGCGGTGTCCATGGGCATGGGGCCCTTCACCCCGAACAACTTCGGCGTCGTGCCCGACCCGGCGACGCCCGGCGCGCAGGGCACCAACTATGAATACGCGCTGAACACGCTGGCGGGGCACTGGCTGACGTTCTGGCAGGCGGCGCAGCCGTCCATCGAGCAACTCGATAACGGCAGCGGCGTCTAAGCCAGTCCCCACGGAGGGCACGAAACCATGACCGCGAGAACCCAGGCAGCCCGGACGGGCACCAACAACGCCCCGCCCGGGGTCCTGCTGCCGGGTCAGTTCTACCTGGAGATGGGCGCGCCTCTCAGACTTTGGGCGGGCGTGCCCATCGCCATCGACGGCACCGGGCGGCGCTTGCTCCTGGACGCGGGCACCTCGACCGGCGGGCCTTATTTGTCCTTGTCCGGGGGCGTCATGACCGGGCCCCTGATCCTGTCGGGCTCGCCCACGGACCCCAAGGGCGCGGTGACCAAGGCTTACGCCGACAGCGTCGCGCCCGCCGGCGGGCCGTATTTGAAGCTCTCGGGGGGCGCGTTGACCGGGGCTTTGTCCGTGGCCGGGGCACTGTCTTCCACGGGCGGGGTGACCACCGCCGGGACGGTCCAGGTCAACGCGCCCACGGCGGGGAGCGGGGGCGTTCACTTACAGTCGGCGGACGCGCTGCACCCGGGGATCGTCGGGTTCAACGCTCCCAACGGCGCGCGTGTCGGCTACATCGGTTACGGCGACGGCGTGAACAAACTCATGCTCCAGGCGGAAGCGCCTTACACGGGCTGGCGCGTGGGAGGCACCCTGGACGTGTCCGGGCTGCTCACCGCCTCGAGTAGCCTGAACGTGGCCAACATAGCGACCATCAGCGGGGGCGCGGGGCAGAACTCACTTTTAGGTCTCAACGCCGGGACCAGTCAGGTCAAACTTATCCAGGCCAACACCAACAACGTGCCGCGCTGGCAGGTGCAGGTAAGCGACGGCAACCCGGAAACCGGCGGCAACGTCGGCTCCAACTTCAGCATCCATCGTTTCGATGACGGGGGCGGCTACCTGGGGCAGCCGTTCTCGATCACCCGCGCGAACGGCGACGTGAACGTCGCGCAAAGTCTGGGAGCCGGGGTAAACATCACGGCGGGTAACGCGCTCGCCCTGTCCCGGGGGGCTTATATCCTCCAGACCGTCGACGGGGGATACACCCAGTTCGTCCAGGACGGGGGCGCGTGGCGATGGCAGTACGCCCGCGCCAACGGCACCATGTCCTGGATACGGGGCTCCGACAACGTCGAACTGATGAACATAACCGGGGCGGGCGATCTCAACGTCATCCGCAACGTAAGCGCGGGCGGCACCGTCATAGGAGGGGTGGTCCGGTCCGCGGGCGGGGTCTATGCCGACAACGGCCAGTTCGTCGTCGGCAACAACCCGGCCTATCGTTTCGAGCGCGGCGGCACCGGCAACTGGGCGATCTACGAGGGGGGCACCCCAATCTTCATCGTCGGCCCGGATGGCACGACTTACGTGCGCGGGCAGTTTACCTCGGAAGGGACGGTCCGCGCCCTGCCCGGAGACAACAGCTTCGCGGCCAACACCAACGGCTACTACATCACCCTCTGCGGCGGCTACCAGTTCGAGAGCGGGGCCAACTGGATCGTCAACGGCGGCGGACGGCCCAACACCATCGTGGAGGGTTACTGGACCACCAACCGCGTCTTCGCGGTGGACACCAGCGGCACGATAACCATCAACGGTCAGGCATACAAACCGGGCGGCGGGGCCTGGGGCGACACGTCGGACGCGCGTATCAAGACCGTGCACGGCGACTACACCAAGGGTCTGGCCGAGGCCCTGCGGCTGCGTCCCGTGGTGTATAGTTACAACGGCAACGACAGCTTCTATTTACCCGGCGAAACGACCCACACCGACACCGAGAAGCACTATGTCGGCTTCGTCGCCCAGGAGGTCCAGGGCGTGCTGCCCGCCATGGTGACGGAGCGGGAGGGCTGGATCGAGACCCGGCGGGTCAAGGACCTGCTCATACTGGATACCTCGGCGCTGCCCTGCGTGCTGCTCAACGCGATCAAGGAACTGCACGCCCGCGTCGCCGCCCTCGAAACCAGACACTAAGGAGAAAACCCTTGTTGCAACCTACAGATAAGCTGTCTTTGACGCTCGAGGCGCAGACCTGGAACAACGTGATGGCGGTGCTGGGCAAAGCCGCCGTGCCTTACGAGGTCGTCGCCCCGCTGATCCATGAACTTCAGCGCCAGTGCAACGAACAGGCCCAGGCCGTCGATGGGCCCAGGACAGTCCAGGGCCCGCGTCCGGTCCCGAACCCGGATCAACTCGCGGGATAGATGGACGCCGCGTGGCCACCTGTCGCGCTGGCACTGGCTCCGGTCCTGCTTGGGGCCCTGGTCGCGCTCGCGTGGCGGAACTCCCACACGATCCACGTCCTGGGTATCCGGCTGGACACGGCGGAACGCGACATCGCGCACCTGCGCGGCCTGATCGAACGCCAAATCATGAAGGATAAATAACATGTCTGGGACCGACGAAGACCCGATCATCAACCCGCCATACAAGACCCCGACGGGCTACTCGGACGCCCCGCCGCCCGTGCCCGAGGACCCCAACATGGACCCGCTGGCGGTGGCGTATCTCGACGCGTTCCACGCGCCGCCCGATCCGCGTGACCCGTTGCCGGAAGCCGCCGGGCTCCAGGCCCAGCCGGGGGTCCTGGACGACGCCAGCGGCTATCAGGACGCCTTCGTCAAACCGCCGGACCCGCGCGATCCCACCGAGACCGTGATCCTGCCCGGCGAACTGATCCCGCTGGCCGGTCCCGAGGCCGAGGTCGCCGAGGCCCCGCCGGTCAACCGGGACGTGCCTTACGCCGCCCAGGACGGTGCTTTGCTGACCTGCACCATGGGCAACTGGGACGGTGAGCCCACGGGCTACGCCTACCAGTGGATCAGCGGGGGCCTCGAGGTCGGCACCGACAGCTACATCTACAACCTCGTCGAGGCGGACGTGGGCGGGGCGTTCTCGTGCACGGTCACCGCGACCAACGCGTTCGGCGCGACCGAGGCCCCGGCGTCCAACGAAGTCACCGTGGGGGCGTGGACATGACCCTCGCGGCGGCACCGCACCCCATGTCCGTCTTCAGGTATCTGAAGACGGCGTGGCGGCTTTGGCTCGCGACGGGCAACGCCGCCACCGTCACGGTCAACACGCCCGCCAGTCAGGCGGCGGCGAGCCCGTTGGTCGTGACCGGCATGGTCGTGGCGGACCCCAGCGTGCCGAAACCCATCGAGGTCAAGGTCAACCTCAACAAAGACGCGCTGTTCGTGGCGCAGCAAAGCGGCCTCGTGAACGCGACCACGGGGGCGTGGACCGTTACTTTCCCGGGCGGAACCACGACGGCGACCGCGACCGCGACGGTGACGCCCTACGCGTTCGCCGCCGGGGTTGGCATCGGAGCGGTCACAACCCCCAACTTCACCCTGACATAGGCCCGGCCCATGGCGATGCCCCCCAGCGTTGAGAACAAGAACATGCAGGCTTACGTCCGGGGCCAGATGGCCGGGAAAAAGAAGGCGGCGGCGAAGATCGCCGGGAAACAAGCCGCCGCCGAGGCCGAGGGCCCGGTGCCCGCCGAAGCGCGCCCCGCGCCTCCCATGAGGGCGGCGAAGGCGTGACACCGGACGAGAAACGCTACGAACTGGTCCTGAAGCGTCTGATCGCCGTGATCGACGCCAAGGACAACATGCTGGCGTTTACCCGTCTCATGATGCCCACGCCCGACAACCGGGACGACCCTGACTACTCGCGCTACGACGCCCAGCGTTTCCACAAGGTCATGTGCGCGGGGCTCGAGGAACTCGAGAAGGGCGCGATCAAGCGGCTTATTATTTCGCTTCCGCCACGTCACGGTAAAACTCAGTTGGCGTCGAAGATGTTCCCCGCGTGGTATATGGGCAGACGGCCCTGGGACAGTCTCATCTTCGGCACCTACAACGAAAAGTTCAGCCAGGACGTGGGTCGGGCGGTGCGCGAGATCATGCTGTCCCCGGCCTACGCGCAGGTTTTCCCCGACGCCATCCTCAAGGTGAACAGCGTCGCCTCGGACCGCATGGAAACCGTCCAGGGCGGCATCATGGCCTTCGTGGGCCGGGGCGGCACGACCACCGGGCGCGGCGGTCACTGCCTCATCATCGACGATCCGCTCAAGGACCGGCACGAGGCCGACTCACCCACGATCCGGGACACCCTCTGGACGTGGTTCACCCAGGTCATCGCCTCACGGCTCATGGACGAAAACGGCAGGATCATGCTGATCCAGACGCGCTGGCACCAGGACGATCTGGTGGGCCGTCTGACCGATCCGACGAACACCTATTACGACCAGGACGAGGCCAAGGAGTGGCGCATCATCGACATGCCCGCTTTGGCCGACAGTCAGGACGGCGATGTCATGGGGCGCAAAGAAGGAGAAGCCCTATGGCCTGGGAGGTTCGGACGGGACTTTCTTCTTGGCTTACAACGCAGAGACACCCGTGGGTTCAGCGCCCTCTATCAGGGTCGCCCCAGTCCCGCTGGCGGGGCTTTCTTCAGTTCGCGCTGGCTCAACACCTATCAACCTCGGGAACTCCCGCCAAATCTGCGTGTTTACGCCGCCTCCGATCACGCCGTCGCGCTCAAGCAGACGAGTGACAAGACCTGCCTGATGATGGCGGGCGTGGACGAGGACAGCACGATCTGGATTTTGCCCGATCTGGTCTGGCGGCAGATGTCCGCCGAGCAGGCCGTCGAGGCCATGATCCGCCTCATGCGGGCGCACAAGCCGGTCTTTTGGTGGGCGGAAAAGTCGCACATCTCCAAGGCCATCGGGCCCTTTCTGCGCAAGCGTATGCTGGAGACCAAGACATACTGCTCGATCATCGAGATGCAGCCCGTCGCCGACAAGCAGACCCGCGCCCAGTCGATCCAGGGCCGCATGTCCATGGGCAAGGTGCGCTTCCCGGAGCGGGCCCCGTGGTGGCCCATGGCGCGCGATCAGATGCTGAAGTTCCCCTATGACAGCCACGACGATTTCGTGGACTCGCTGGCTTATATCGGCCTCGGGCTTGCCCTCCAGGTGGGCGCGGGCCCCGTGAGACCCAGTGCCCGGGTCAACGAAGAGGGCACGTTCGGCTGGATGAAGATGGAACGCGAGATGGCCGAGCGGTCGGTGCGCCAGACTTTTGGCGCGGGAGGGTTTTAGGCCATGTCGGGAACTGGTATTCCTCCAGGTGGCGGACCGATGGGTGTTCATCCCATGGGGCCTCCAGCCCCCGGCGGCGGGATGGGAGCACCGTCCGCGCCGCCGGGCGGTGTGCCCATGGGCCCGCCATCGGCCATGGACCCCGCCGCGATGATGGGCCTGCCGCCCACGATGCCGGGTCCCCTGACATACCAGGGTTCGCCCGACATGATGACGCCGCCCATCATGGACGACGGCGGCACGGGCAAACTCATCAACCGCGATCCGCCCGAGCCGGACGAGGGCCGTCGTAAGCTGGTGGAACGCTGGCGGCAGCGCGTGCGCGAGGCCCGCACCCACTGGAAACCCAGCTTCGACCGGATGCGGGCGAACATGAACTTCGTCAACGGCGATCAGTGGGAGACCGAGACCCGCCGCCGCCGCCGGCACCGCCGCAACTCAGCCGACCGGGACGAGCGTTACGTCGCCAACATCGCCCTGAGACATGTCCTTCAACGGACGGCGGAACTCTATCCGAACAACCCCACGGTCAAGGCCAGGATGCGGCCCAAGATACTGGCGAAGACCTGGGACGGCACCGAACAGGCCCTTCAGCAGGCGATGGCGATGTCGCAACAGGCGGTCATGATGGGTATGCCGCCGCCGCCCGAGGCGCAGAGCGTCATGATGGACGCCGCCTCGGTCAAACAATACGACAACCTCATGGAGCGCGTGGGTAAAACCCTTGAACTGTTCTACGACTACAACATCGACGAACAGGTCCACAGCTTCAAATCCATGATGAAGATGACGACCCGGCGGGCCATCGTCACGGCGGTGGGCTACGTGAAGCTGGGGTTCCAGAGAGCGATGAAGATGTCGCCCGCCATCGAGGCGCGGATCGCCGACATGTCCGAGCGGCTGGCCAATATCGAGCGGCTGTCCCAGGACCTCGCGGACGGCGAGATCGAACACGACAGCGCCGACGCCGAGGAACTGAGGCTGGCCATCCAGGCCCTGACCAACGAGCCTAAGCTGATCGTGCGCGAAGGTTTATCCTTCGACTATCCCGACAGCACGGCGATCATCCCGGACAAGAAGTGCCGCACGCTCAAGGGCTTCCTGGGCACCGACTGGGTGGCCCAGGAATACATCCTGACCCCGGATGAAATCCAGGAAGTCTACGGCGTGGAC